TTTTCTTTTCCTTCTGTGAAATCGTAGTCATCTCGTGAGATGACTTTGTGTAAAATCTCTACAAATTCCTCTAGAGTCATATTACTCATCATTGGAATCATCCAATCTTAGCAAAAGATCATGATTTTCGTCAAGAGTTTTAGAGATTGCGTCATTTATTCTGTTTTTTCTGCGTACAGGGCACTTATCTATATGAGTTTCATATGCAAGTTGTGCAGACGCAGACATTGGTTCTTGGAACATCATTTTGTATTCAAGACAGAATGGACATAAAACTATTTTTAGCTTGTTATTTTCCTGTGTAGACATAACTCAAACACCATAAAGCCAACAGAACTAAAATAATTTTATTCATTGTCATCCAAAATTAGGGCGGGATCTGGAGACAGGACCTGTCCTGACTCATGTAAAGAAATCATACGATCAACAATAGCCTTATTACCATCATTAGATGCAACAATAGTCAATAGGTCGTATATGCGAAGTAACTGGATATACATGCCTCCTAGAAGCTCGTACAACGCCTCTGAATTTATTTTAGACTCTTCTGGACTAATATCCTGTAGATTCGCCAATTATTTTTCCTACGCTTTCTTTTAATCTATTATACATATCTGAGCCAGGTCGCATTTTGTACCCGCATGCATAACATTCTAGATATATTGAGTCATTCTCGTCTAGTTTGGGTACTAGCGACATATGCTCTGCATCCACTTTGCATAAAATTTCGGGCAATTTTTTATCAAAGACGGAAAGTTGATAATATGTCGAAAATATTCTAAAATCCATAATAATTATTATTAATAATATATATTATATATATCATATATTTTCTATATTAATTATATATATTATATTCCCCTATATATCTATATATAAGGATTATAATGGCAAAATAAAAAAGTGTCAAATTAAAACAATTATGCTATACTTTTTCAATGAAAGTTTCCTTTTCAGGTGCCCCCGAATATATGTATGTTGCTCTAGGTTTTGGCAATGCATCTTGGCATATATTTCAAAATATGAGAAAGTTAGGCTTAGATCCAGTTGTACTGGATAGTGAAGCCAAAGTGGGTATATCTTTCTCTCAACCGCCTCAGTATTCCTGGTCCGAAAATCAATACAAAATTGGATATACTCCTTGGGAATCAACAGAATTTCATGCAGACTGGTATTCAGGCTTATATCAATGCGATGAGGTTTGGACAACATCACAATGGAATAAAAAAATCTTTGAAAACAAGCTTGACCGAGAAGTTTTTGTTTATTTACACGGCATAGATCATGCATTTTATCCAATGAAGAGAAAATGGGACAGATCTCAGCCTTTTACCTTCCTACACATCGGTGAACCCTTTGACCGCAAAGATGGTCAACTTGTTGTTGATACTTTTGTAAGACTTTATGGAAATGACCCTAGATATCGTCTTATTATGAAATGTACTGGTAGTCATAAGTTACAAACTCTTGGACTCCCGCCCGATGTTAAGTATAACAATATTACGATTATGACCGATGTTGTTTCTCGTGAAGAACTCATTGATTTGTATTCATCTGTTCAATGTTTTGTTTATCCATCTTGGGGCGAAGGTTTTGGATTCAATCCACTTCAAGCAATGGCTATGGGTGTTCCAACAATTTGTACAAGCGGGTGGGCGGAATACTCAAATAGAATTACCTTACCTCTTGAATCTGAACTAACTCTTAGCCCTTGGCAAGAAGTACACATCGGAAGTATGCTAAAACCTAGTGCAGAACAACTTGCTAAACATATGGTTGAGGTTGTAGAAAATTATGACAAGTATTGTGCAGTAGCATTTAAGAATGCTCTTAAAATTCATGAAGAATATGACTGGGAGTTAGTTACAAGACCAGCCGTTGGAAGATTAAAAAAAATTTTAAAATCTAGATTTTAGAAAAAAATAATGATACACTAGATGTCTAAATCAAAATTGAAAAAGGTGTTATTTATGAGCGGGATCGAAAATCCGTATGAAAACTTTATTGCTCTAAGCCGTTATGCTCGCTGGCTTAGTGAAGAAAATAGACGAGAAACTTGGTCAGAAACTGTAGATAGATATTTTGACTATATGAAAAAACATTTAAAAGAAAAGCATGGATATGTTCCAGAAGAAAAACTTGTTTCAGAATTAAAGCAGTTTGTATTCGATAGAAATGTTATGCCCTCTATGCGTTCTGTTATGACCGCAGGTCCTGCATTAGAACGAGATAATGTGGCGGGATATAACTGTTCTTTTCTTCCTGTCGACTCACTTCGTTCATTCGATGAGGCAATGTATATTCTTATGTGTGGAACAGGGGTGGGTTTCTCAGTAGAGAGTATGTATGTAAATAAACTTCCAGTCGTTGCAGAGGTATTTGAAAAGTCAGACACAATTGTTGTTGTAGAAGATTCAAAAGCTGGATGGGCAAAGGCTCTTAGAGAACTTATTGCTTTGCTGTATCAGGGTCAGATTCCTGCTATCGATGTTTCTAAAGTTAGACCAGCAGGTGCAAGACTAAAGACATTTGGTGGTCGTGCATCAGGTCCTCAACCGCTCGTAAATCTTTTTGATTTTACAATTAAAACATTTAGACACGCTGCGGGTCGTAAGTTAAAGCCAATTGAAGCGCATGACATTATGTGCAAGATTGGTGAAGTTGTAGTTGTTGGCGGTGTACGCCGCAGTGCTATGATTTCTCTTTCCGACCTTAACGATCACGATATGGCTACAGCAAAAGCAGGTGCCTGGTGGGAAAATCATCCACAAAGAGCATTGTCAAACAACTCTGTTGCATTTGCTGGTAAGCCAGAAATGAACGACTTTATATCTGAATGGAAATCAGTTTATGATTCTAAGTCTGGTGAGCGTGGAATATATAATGTTAAGGCTGCACAGTCACAAGCATCAAAGTTTGGTCGTAGAGACCCAGAAATACATTATGGAACTAATCCCTGCTCCGAAATTATTTTGAGACCATATCAATTCTGTAACTTGTCCGAAGTTGTAGTTCGTGAAGACGACACAGTTGAAAACATTGCTCGTAAAGTAGAGCTTGCCACTATTCTTGGAACTTGGCAGTCAACACTAACAGACTTTAAGTATCTTCGTAAAATTTGGAAAGATAACACAGAAGAAGAAAGATTGCTAGGAGTTTCGCTTACTGGACAGTTTGGTCATAAGTATATGTCAGGTCAACAGGGCTTAAACAAACTTGCTCAAACTCTAGATTACCTTAGAGAACTTGCTGTTCAGACTAACGAGTCAGAAGCAGAAAAAATTGGAATCAATCCATCTGCAGCAATTACTTGTGTAAAACCTTCTGGTACGGTTTCTCAGTTGGTTGGTGTGTCTTCTGGTATGCACCCTTGGCATAGCGAGTATTATATTCGTACTGTTCGTGGGGATAAAAAAGACCCACTTACTCAATTTCTTGCAGATTCTGGTATTCCCGCCGAAGATGACTTCATGAAACCACACGATACCACTGTTTTCTCATTTCCTATGAAAGCACCAAAAAATGCTATCAAGCGTAATGATTTGACAGCAATTGAACATCTTAATGTTTGGCTAACCTATCAAAGACATTGGTGTGAGCACAAACCATCAATTACCGTTTCTATTCGTGAAGACGAATGGATGGAGGTTGGTGCTTGGGTCTACGAACATTTTGAGGAATTGTCTGGAGTATCATTTTTGCCATATTCAGAGCATACTTATGTTCAAGCACCTTACCAGGATGTTACAAAAGAAGAATATGAAGAATTTGTAAAAAAGATGCCAAAGCATATTGCTTGGGAAAATCTTTCATTATATGAAACGGAAGATAATACCACTGGATCTCAGTCTCTTGCTTGTGTAAGCGGGGAGTGCGAACTAGTTGACATTGGTGCCTGATCTTTGTATTTCCCGCTCTAAGTGGTATAATTCTGTTATAAATCTTATGGAATGGTCGTGGCATGACAGTTAAAGCAAATTTTGAGCATATTCAAGGAGATAATTTCAGATTGAATATAGTCTATTACGATTCAAGTAACAATCTTGTTAACTTGTCTGGTTATTCTGCTGTGCTTGAAGTTAGAGATCAGCCTGGAGGAAGCATTCTTTGCACCAGCGGTTCAATAGGTTCAATTCCAGCAAGTGGTGCATATTCTGGTCAATATATATCAACTCCAAGTGCCAGCAGTGGAACTTTGCAAATAAATATTCCAGGAGACCAAACACATAATTTCAATTACCCACGATCATCTTATCAGGTTAGAGTTCAGAGTTCTGGTGGAATCAAAGATACACTAGCTACTGGATGGATAACTGTGGATGCGGGTACGATTGAAGAATGACAGATAATCAACCAGTAATTCAACCAATAATACATACTGTTAGTGCCACACAGATAACTAATAACATTGTAATTTCTGCACCAGGTCCACAAGGTCCAGTAGGACAATTTCAAATATCCACTATTCCAACAACATATCCAATTACTAATGTATCTGGAAGTATTGGATATAATACATCTTATGTCCCTGCCAGTTCTACTTATTCAAGTTCCGCAACATATTCAATAAATTCTTCATCTGCCACATATTCATCAAGTGCTGTAATATCATCATCAACTGCTCAAACCAATTTTTCTAACTTAACCATATCAGGCTCACAAGTTGCTACACAGGCTTATGTCTTGGATAATATCCCAGCATCCGCCACATTAGCAGGAAGTGCTTTATATGCAAATCAGGCTGGAAGTTCAAGTATCACATCACAAACAAACTTTATCACCCTGACAGTAAGTGGTTCTAATGTTGCAACACAAGCATATGTAAATAATCACGATGAAATTTATTATGCTTCAGCTCAATCTTATTCTAATTCTGGCAGTTTAAATTCATATAATCAGGCTTCTGCTTTTGCTGTTAATACAGCAAACAGTGCATCAATAAATGCTTATAATAATTCGGTTATATATGCCAATTCAGCATCACTAAATGCGTATAATTCTGCAAGCACATTTACAACTTCACAAGGATATCAAACATCAACAGGTTCTGTTGCATACGCAACTAATTCAGGTAATTCAAATACTACTAATCAAACTAATTTTAATTCACTAACTTTAAGCGGCTCCAATGTAGCAACACAATCTTATGTTGGTGTACAAATTTCTAATCTTGTAGATTCTGCTCCTGCCACACTAGATACACTAAACGAACTAGCAGCAGCACTTGGAGATGATCCTAACTATGCTGCAACTACTGCATCTTTAATAGGAACAAAGGCACCATTAACATCTAGTATAACTATTGGTTCAACATCAATAATATTGAATACCACAACTTCATCTTTAGGCGGGGTTGTAATAAATAATAGTTCTTCTGTACTATCCCCACTTTTAATTCTTAATAATACAAATACTGCTCCATCAACAGCACAGGGTACCTTATACTACGAGCCAAATACATTTGGACCAGCAGTAATAACAGACACACCAAGTCCAATACATATGCTAGAGCAAGTTATGATTCGTGCAGTAAACGATAGTAGTGCAACTATATTAAAAGGACAAGCAGTATATTTAAGCGGGGCTCAAGGAAACAGACCAGCAGTTAAATTGGGTATTGCTAGTAGTGCCTCAGCACACGACATTATTGGTATTGTATATGATGATATTGCTGCTCATCAAGATGGATGGATTATTACGCAGGGACTAATAGAAGGAATTGACACAAGACCATATATAGAGGGTGCGTATATTTATCTTTCAGCGGCAAGTGCTGGATATCTTACTGCTTCCGCTCCATCTTATCCAAACTACGCATTTGTAGTAGCACAAGCACTTAATTCAACAGTAAACGGAAGACTACTTGTTGAGCCATATAATGCATATAATCAAGTTAATGTAAATGGTGCAATTCAATTTTCTGATGGATATAGAACAATTGGATCTGCAAACGCAAAGCTTGATTTAAGTGGTGGGGCTTCTTTAACAAATATTTTGGTTTCTGGAAGTATTACTGGTTCCGCCACATATTCATCAAGTGCGGGATACGCAAGTAATTCTGGAAATCTTGGGGGAATTACAAGTGGGAGTTATGCCCTACAGTCATATACAGATAGCGCAAGTTTAAACTCTTATAATCAGGCTTCTGCTTTTTCAGTAACACAATCAAATAGTGCAAGTTTAAATGCATATAATTCTGCTTCAGGATATACTAAAAACTCTTCATGGAGTAATACAAGTGCTTCTGTTAAATATTCAAGTTCTACAGGATTTGTATCCGCATCAAATGTTTCTGGAACTGTTGCTAGTGCTACAAATTCATCTTCCGCTGCCTTTTCTTCAAATTCTGCAAGTTTAGGTGGACTGCAAGCAACAGACTACGTTTCTGATACAGACTATTACAACTCACAATTAACTCCAACAACAGCAATAGATCTTTTTGCAAGAACATCTATTTCGGGAACAAGAACTCTTGGTGCTGGAACTATTTATTTTACTGGATTTGTTCCAATTAAAAACTTTACTTTAAATAGTGTTACTGTAGTTCTTACAACTATTGGAACATCATCTTTGCAATTTGGATTATTTTCTACATCAGGATCTATAGTAACTGTTATTGCAAGCACATCTATTGTTTTACCATCTGGTGCAGGTGCTGTTACTGCATCTTTTTCTACGCCACAAACATTAACTTCTGGTCAAAGCTATGCGATTGGTTTCTTAGCGGTAGGAGGAACTAGTCCAGTAATGGTTGGTCAAACAATTTCTACAACTAATGCTGCTATAAGCTACGGACTATCTCCATTAATGGCTGCAAACTCATCAACAACAACATATACATCAATTCCAGTTTCAGGCTCTATCACCTTGAACACTGTTACTGCGCCAATTGCATTTGGATGGGCAAGGCTAACATAATGAAAGCCTTTAACAAAAATAAAGAAAAGGTATAATAGATAACATGTATACAACAGCAGCAATGTCAATCATCAATCCTTTGGCATATTGGTCACTAGGTACAACATCTGAACAAATCATTGGAGCACCGTCTTCTTTTGCTAGTCTTACAAATGTTTCTTATACATCCACCCCAATTATAAATAATGAACAAAGTCAATCAAAAAGCTTGCTTATAAAATATAACAGTGTTGTCGACATATCATTACCAACAAATATTAGTGGACAATTTTCTCTTGGGGACAGACTTCATTATTATCCAACAGGATGGGCTATATCTTTTTGGTTTAATTTTAACAATCAATTAAAAGGCAGTGGGTATGGAACAACACCATATATAGATAATCAATTAAAATTTTTACAAATTTTAGATAATTCTGGAAGCTCTAATTTTGGATCTATATACTATGATTATTTAACAAACACAATTAGATTCAACCTGACAGAAGTTAGCGGAAGTTCTAAAAATACAGATGCTTATGCAGTTTTACCACAATTTGACAAAAGCTATTTAGTTGTTGCAGAATATGTTCCACCAGTAGATTCTTCAAATGGTTATGGAAGCATAAATGTATATATAAATGGACAATCTAATAATCGTGGAAGCGGAAAAATTTATATAGATAGTACCAGTTTATTTAGTTCTAGCGAAAATGTTAAATTAAAAATTGATGGATCGTCTTTATATAACACTTCTGGAAAGCCAAATAGTTTTATTTTTACATCTTTAGCAATTTGTTCAAATGAATCAGTTCAACTAAATGTTACTAGAAGTACAGATGGATCAAATCAAAAATTTAATTATATGTACAAATCAGCATTTATAAATGGAGATCCAAAAAATATGTCTAGATTAAACGCTTCTACGTCCTACTTTGATTTTAATTCATATGATATTAGAGAAACAACAAAATCTAAAGCGGTAATTTCTGGAGAAGATTTTACAAACAAAACTTATGGCGATTATAAATCTATGCTAATAGAATCTAGTATATACGGTATTAGAAATTATTATTTAGATCCAGATATGAATTTTCCAGAAATATATTCAGATTCAGATGTTCAAAGTGATTATTCAAATTATACAATAAGTTCATCTTCTGGAATAAAATTGTCAAACTCTTTAACACAGCATCTTTACTGGCACATAGATAACAATATAATTTCTGACATATCTTCTCCAAACATTAATCTTATAAAAAATGGAGATATTTTAGGAACTACATTATCAATGCAAATAACTAAGGGTTCTGCATCTTCAGAAACCGTTTTTGGAATAAATGAAGTTTTTTCTAATTATGGCAATTACGATTTGAGTTTAAGATTATATTTAAAATATTATTTAGATAACTCTACTTCTAGCTGGCACTATACGCTTTATTTATACGACATATTAAATAGTTTAGAGATTCCAGTTATAGATCAAATTTTTTCTGCTTCCTCAGCAAGTTCCAATATAGCAATTTCTTTTTCTAATTCAGAACTCACATTATATACAACAGAGGGCGGAACTACTACAGTAGATACCGATAATAGTTTAATTCCTATATCATCAAATAATTTTATAATTGAGATTGGAAATAATGGCTTCTCATCGTTTGAAAAATTAAGCACAAGTAATTTTACTGGATATATTAAGAATGTTGGAGTATCTCCGCTCTACATATCAGATTTTACTTCATATGATTTTGCAGAATTAAAGTTTTTGATGACAAGATTTACATCAACAACAAAAAATAGATCGACTGATCAAATTCTATTCCCCCCTTCAATAAAAGGGACTTTTATCAAAACTATATCAAATCATTTATCAGAACTTAATTGTTATATTGTAGGAAGTCAAATAAATTGGAATACTATGGATAACTGTACAGTTTCTATTTCTACAGATGGAGGAAATTCATACTCAACAATTCAAAGGTTCCAGCCAATAACAATGTATGATTTGTTTGATATGACAAAAACTTTTATGGTTAAAATAGATATTGTAGAGGATCCAGTAGTGGTAGACTCTAACAAACAATATTTTAATAACTTATCTTATTATATGTTTAAAAATTTAGGAATGACCTCTGATGTTGCAAAATTTACAATAGAGTCTTCATCGTCAAAATTATTGTCTAATTACACAATCATGGATTATGATGAAACATCATCTGTTTATTCAAGACCAGCAAATTTTGGAATAAAGTTTACTGGAGATTTGGTAAAGCCACAAGGAAGTGCAATTATAAAAAATCCAAGCGGTTCTACATATAATGCGATTGAAATGTGGTATAGACCAGATTATTTGCCAGAAAGAAATTTGTCAAGAACAAATATGCTTAACAATCCTTCTGGAGAAAATACAAATACAAATCAATTTTATGTGAATTATAATACAGCAAATACTCTTTATACATCTACAGCTTCTCCAATCTTTGGTTCCCGCCACTGGGTATTTGATACAAGAGTAAATAATTATCAAATTAGACTTGGATTTAATAAAGCAGGGGCAGCAACAGGATTAAATTATATTACTTGTACTCCTGGAGAAACCTACACATTCTCTTTTTATTTAAAAGATGCTGCAATACCAAGCGGTTCTGTAATAACAAGACTAAGATTTTTTAATAGTTCTGCTTCCACAACAACACTAGCAACAACAACTACAACATCTGCCGTATACACATCTTCTTGGACAAGAATTTATGTCACAGCGTCAGCACCTAGTAGTACCACTGCGTCATTAAACGGAAACTTAATTTATCCAGAAATATTAAGTGCTTCTTTAACAACAAATGCTGCGTCAACAACCAGATGCTATATTGACGGGGTAATGCTTGAAAAATCATCCATACTAAATGACTATTTTGACGGCAGTTTTGCTGGTGCTTCTTGGACTGGAACTTCAAACAATTCCACATCAGACATATACTATTCTAGTGTCTCTACTTATATATTAAATAATGTATCTGGAACATCAATATCTCCAGAGATATATGTTGATCAGTTTGGAGCATTTGATTATACAGGAGGAAAGTTATATATTAATGGGGCATCTTATTCTCCTGGAGGATATTCAGCATCAACTATTTCTCCAAGTGTAAATGAAATGTATCAGTTAGTACTGGTTCTTGACACACCAATTTCCGACAATTTGTATTTAAATGGAGATAATCTTACTGCAAGTTCAAATAGGGGTATAGCCACATATGGTCATTTACAATTTTGGCATTATCAGCCAACAGAATTTGAAATATTAAATAGATTTGACTCTTACTTTTATACAGCTTCTACAACAGTTTTTGACGAACCTTTGGCAATAAAACCATTTAGAACTAATTCTCCAGAAAAATATTCTTTATCAATAGTGCCATAATGGTATTAATATGTTCAATAATTTCGTTTTCACCAATAAAAATGGTAAAATCTTGTTATGGCTAGAATGAAAGTAACAGAAGTTGAAGAAGTTAGTTACGGACTTTATTTATGGCAAACTCCAGATGGAAAATTAGTTGTAGATGAAGATGGTAATTACTTAAATATTGCCGCTATGAAAGGCGATATTAGAAAAATTAATATTTTAAAACAAGCGGCAAAATCTTACGGATTAGAAGGAGAGCCTGTTTGGTTCTCTGGACACCGCCAAATAACAGAAGATGAGTGGAACGAGCAGCGTCAAAGAATGGATTTGGGTCTTGTTCCAGATGAATTAGATGTTCCAGCAATTAAAGAGGATATCGAGCAAAAAAGAAAGTTAGGTCTTTATAAATAATGGCTAATTTAGTACCAGTAGATGATGATGACGATGTAACAATGGTAAACATTGTGTCTGATCGTGACCGTGTTAGAAGGTCATCAGATGCAGAATTTGACGACCCTTTTGCTAAAAACTGGGGGGAGTTGAAACAAATTGACGGTCTTAGCGAAAACTTTAAGCGTAGAGCAAATAGATTAGAAAAGTCTTTTACTGGTATTGATGGTGCAAAATCAAAGAAACTAGACCCGCTTGACTTAACAGGCTATTCTTTATTTATGATTGTTCAGCCACCATACAATGTTATGTACTTGGCTCAACTATTTGATATGTCGCCATTTCATCATGCTGCCGTAGAAGCAAAGGTAGCAAATGTTATTGGTTTAGGTTATGAATTTCAGGAGACTCAAAAGACCTTAGATAAGGTTGAAGATGCTATGGAAAATCCAGCCAAATTAGATAAGCTTAGAAGAAATATTGCTAGAGGTAAATCAGAATTAAAGCAATATATGGAAAGCATGAACTCCGATGACGGCTTCCTTGAAACTCTTAAAAAAGCATACACAGACCTTGAAGTTACTGGTAATGCATATATTGAAATTGGCAGAACATCTTCTGGTAAGATTGGCTACATTGGTCATATCCCAGCAATCACAATGCGTATTCGCCGTCACCGTGATGGTTTTGTTCAGGTTGTTTATAACCGCTACACATTTTTTAGAAATTATGGAGATACAACTACAGAAGATCAAATTGGCACAGACCCAAGACCAAATGAAGTTATTCATCTAAAAAAGTATTCTCCAACAAACACTTACTATGGCATTCCAGATATTATGTCTGCAAAAAATGCGGTAGCTGGTGATGAATTTGCTCAGAGATTCAATCTTGACTACTTTGAAAACAAAGCAGTTCCTAGATATATTATTACAGTTAAAGGTGCTCGTCTAAATGCAGACTCTGAGCGTAAACTACTTGAGTTTTTTCAAACAGGTCTTAAGGGTCGTAATCACAGAACTCTTTACATCCCGCTTCCATCAGATGGAGAAAATGCTCGTGTAGAGTTCAATATGGAACCTATTGAAGCAGGAATTCAAGACTCATCATTTAAAGAGTATGCAATTGAATCTCGTGACCGTATTCTTTTGGCACATAGAGTTCCAATTAGCAAGCTTGGTACTCCGCAGGGTACATCTTTGGCGGGAGCAAGAGATGCCGATAAGACTTTTAAAGAGCAGGTATGTAGACCAATGCAAGACTATATTGAAAAGAAACTTAGTGGCGTAATTGCTGAAATAACAGACGCATTTTCACTTCAATTTAACGAACTTACTCTTACAGATGAAGAAATGCAAGCAAGAATTGATGATGTTTACCTTAAAGATCAGGTTATTGTTCCAAATGATGTACGACTTCGCAAGGGTTTGCCACCAAGAGCTGGTGGAGATGACCCTCTTGTAATTGGTGCAAAAGAAGTAGCAGAAATCAAAACTCAAGAAAATGGAACAAGGCAGCGGGACCAAAAAAGAAAAATAAACGCTACAGATACTCAAGGTGAAGCAAGAAATCCAAAAGGTGAGGGAAGAACTCAGTCGTAATTTGATATCGTAAATTTTGTATTCGTTAAAAAAATTGGTATCATTTACTTAGTATGAATAATATTCAAAAGACCACATGGATCAATGGAGATCGCAAGATGAATCTTGCTTTTCCATTTGCTAAAGTAGATAAAGAAAATCGTACCGTTTCTGGTTTTGCAACACTAGATAATGTTGACCGACACGGAGATATTGTTACGTCAGAAGCAAGCAAAGGTGCATTTGAAAGATTTCGTGGAAATATTCGTGAAATGCATCAACCAATTGCTGTAGGTAAAATTTTATCATTTAACGAAGAAGATTATTATGATGCAGAATCTGGCAAAAACTATAAAGGTGTTTTTGTTCAGGCATATATTTCAAAGGGTGCTCAGGATACTTGGGAAAAAGTTCTTGATGGCACCCTTACTGGTTTTTCAATTGGCGGTAATATTGTAAAGGCTTCAATGGAGCCTGGAGAAACAGAAGAAGACGAAGAGCGTAGAGTTATTAAAGAGTATGACCTACATGAATTAAGTCTTGTCGATAATCCCGCCAATCCACTTGCGAATGTTTTTTCAATTCAAAAGAGTGGAGACGAATTAATTTTTAAGGGGTTGGCAACAGAAATTGAAACAGAAAATGTATTCTGGTGCGGAACGGACCAGGTTGCAACATCTTATTCTGGAGAGGAAAAAGATTGCAGCATTTGTGGAGATTCAATGGAAACTATTGGATGGGTTGAAAAGGTGGATGAAGAAAAAAATTCATCTATTAAAAAAGTAGTAGACTCATTTTTGAGAAAAGATGATTCTCCTTCACCAGAACACGGTCCAAATGGATTGAATGAATCTCCATCGGCACCCCTAAATGTTATTGATTCTGAAGATACAATTAATTTATATCCAGATCAAAACAATATTGGCACAACAAAAACTGCCAAGAAAAAGAAGAAAAAAAATCAAATCAGCAAAGGAGGTAGTATCGTGACAGAAGAAAATCTAGAAAACCAAGAAGCTGAAGAAATCAACGAAGTCGTTGAAGAAGATGACGATGCAGCAGTTGAGGCTGCAGAGGTATTAGAAGTTGAGGTCGATGATTTAGACTTCACGAAGATGGTTACAGACCTCAAAGACTTTGTTGGCGAAAAGCTTGAAAAGAGTGTAGAAGATACAAAGGCTAATACAGCCGAACTACGCAAAGCCCTAGATGATGAAAAATCAGATCTTATTAAAAGATTTGACGAAGTAATTGCGGAAAAGCAGGAGCTTGCAAAATCTTTAGACTCTCTAACTAATCTTGTTACAGATCTACAAAAGTCTCTTGATGAGACAAAAGAAAGAATTGCTATGTATGAAAATGACACAGCATTCAAAAAATCTGGAGAAGTGGATAATCCAGCAAAGATCGAAAAAAGTAACGAATCAATTTGGCAAGGTCGCTTCCTCGGCGCAGAAAGCCTATAATAAAAAATCTATTTCCGAAAGGTAGGTGAAAAAAATATGAGTAACGAACTTTTACAGAAAGTAATTGACACAAGCAATCTTGGTGCAACTCAGACACAGACTGGTGATAACGGCGTATCCGTTCCTAGTGGTACTGGTCTCCTTTACCCAGATCAGGCTAATCGTTTCTTGGACTATATGTGGGATGCTACAATTTTGGCAAAACAAGCTCGTACAATCCGTATGCGCTCAAACACAACCGAAATTGATCGTGTTGCAGTTGGTCAAAGAATCATGCAGTTGGCTACAGAAGATAATCCTCGTGATTACACAAACAGCACAGGTGCAGGTTTTACAGCACAGAATGCGTTGTTCTCAAAGATCTCTTTGACAACCCGCAAGCTACGCCTTGACTGGGAGCTTTCAGCAGAATCTCTAGAAGATAATATTGAAGGTCCAGATCTAGAAGATCATATCGCAAGATTGATGGCTACACAGGCTGGTAACGATGTTGAGGATGTATTGATCAATGGTGATTCAACTTACAGTGGTGGTCTTATGTCAGCATTTAGCGGTTTCCGTGCACTTGCTAACACAAAGGCACACGTTGTTGATGCACAAGGCTATGGTTTGGACAAGGCTGTATTCAATGCGGCTATCAAGCAGTTGCCTCGTAAGTACAAGCAACGCCGTAATCAACTAAGATTCTATGCAGGTTCTAACTTGGTACAGGATTATTTGTACAACCTAACTAACACAGTTGGTAACTTCCTTCCATTTGATATCTCTTCAGGTATCATTCGTGGTGATGTTGCTGCTAACGATGGTGGTCCAGGTACTACAACACCATTTGCATTTGGTATTCCTGTTATCAACGTACCCCTAATTGATGAAACTCGTGCAGGTGACTACACCGCAGGTCCTAACGGTTCTGCTACTGGTCTACATGGCGACCTACATTTGACGTTCCCACAGAACTTCATTGTTGGTATCAAGCGTGATGTTGTTGTCTACCGTTTATTCCAGCCAAAGAAAGATACGATTGAATACACACTATTCATTCGTGTTGGTTGTGCTTTGGAAAACTATGACGCACACGTTCTTGTTAAGAACATCAAAGTTGCAGGTTCAACCGTACCACAGGGTTCGGCATTTGGCTCGTTCGCAGACGGTTCTGGTCTTACAAGTGGATCATACGTCAAGGGTTCAAACGTCAACTTCCAACCAGGTGGAACACAAGGAGTCGGCACATTCTAACATTAAGCATGTTGTGGGTAAAGGGAGCATATATTGGCTCCCTTTATTCATTTTTTATATTATTTGGTATAATAATTTTATAGACAGAAAGGAATCAAATGTCATTTGATACACTAAAAGTACAAGAATTGCGGGAGATTGCAGAATCTTTCGCTGTAGATTTGCCAGCAAAGATTTCAAAACAGCAGCTAATCCTGCTTCTTGAAGAAGAAGGCGTAACCTACGAAACTTATCAAAGATTTTTTGAGAGTGAAAAGATCGAGCCACAGCCAGATCCAAGCCCACGACCACAGAATCTAGATGTCTCTGCACCAAATGTTGTTTTGGTAAAAATGGATAGAAATAATATGTCTTACCAGATTGGTAATTATATTTTTTCACAAGAACATCCATTTGTTCCAATGACTGAAAATGATGCACAGGCAGTGTTTGACCTACATCAAGGTTTTAGATTAGCTACACCTAGAGAAGTCCAGGAATTTTACGGCTAATCTTTATTGGAGGAATTTTAATTGCAAGAGATTCATAATGGAACTCAGGAAACAGTTACATTAGTTATTTATAAGCAAGGGCAATTAACAAATGCTGACGGCGATGTTTTAATTAGAATAACGGATGCAGATGATGGCACAGTTTTGCTTTCATCTGCATCTGCCACTAATGACCCGCCAACTGGGGAATATTCTTATGAGATCACCCCAGACCTAACACAACTAAATAGAGTCATAAAGATAGTCTGGTCATATACCCTTAGTGGCAAAAATACATCACAAACTCAATTTGCTCAAATAGTTACCCCTTATGCTACAGTAAGCGAAATTGTAGATTATTATAATCTTGGGGTTAAGCCATCTGACATAAACTATCAATCACAATCTAATATAATAATGGCGGAACAAATAGCAAGAACAATGATCAATAATTACACCAGCCTTGACTTTGGTAAAAGATATGGTTCTCAAGAGATATTTGGTTCTGGTAGCGATGCCATTGAACTAACAGAAAAAATGCTATACATTGATAAATTATATGAAAATACCACTTTAGCAATTGATTATACTGCAAGCCCTACCTATAATATTTTTGGATACGACATAGAGTTAAGTCCAACTGGAAAAGCTGCAAGAATTATAAATGATTTTGCAGATGTAAGATATGACAACCAGGTTGATCCAACAATTGTTTATTATGGAAAATTTCGCAATAACGCCCGCTACACGATAATTGGAGAAATTGGGTATGATTATGTACCACAAGATATTAAACTTTGCTCTCTGTTGCTCTGTGGCGATTTATTAAGCAATGACGCAGCATGGAGAACAAAATATTTAAAGAAAGTAACTCTTGCGGAAGTATCTTTTGAACTTGGTGCTGGTGCCTTTAATGGCACTGGCAATGTGATAGTTGACGGAATTCTAGATCAATACCGCAATTATAATATTGTGGTGATTTAAATGTCTATCTTTAAGTTAAATTCATATGTAAATAGTTTTATGAATATGTCTTGTGATATATATGTTCAAAAAAATGTTCAATCAGAATCTGGAGTTGTTACCAGACAATGGTTATATGATAAGACAATAATGTGTAAGGCTATGGCTGTTGCTAGTAAATCTGGAAGTGCAAGGGGGGACGACAAACAATATACTACTGGAACCAGCGGGTACATAGAAGATATTCATGTAAAGTTACAATCTCCTGAGAGACTAAGTAAGCGTTGGAGAATAACAAATATAAAGTCTTCAACTGGAGAAAACATATTTGTAGAGCCAGATAGAATTGATTTGCAGGATACCATATTTGATGTTGTATCTAACCATCCAGTTTTAGATCCCCTCGGCAAAATTGCTTACTATGAAATTAATCTAAGAAGGGCACAGGTTCAAAATAATGATATTATTGCAGTTTGAGAACATAGACTCCTTATTTGATGAATTAAATAATAAAGTTGAGGGAATATCAGAACTAACTTCTGTGTCTACCCTTAATCAAGTTGGAAAAGCTGTTTTTACAATTACTTCCAAAAGATTTTTAAAAGATTTTCAAAAAGAATCCATTTTGAATCCCAAAAAATATTTTCATGTTTATGAATGGGATCAAGTTGGTCAAATAAATTCAAAATTATTTAGAATAAAAAGAGATTCTTTGTCTGCTGGAAATATTAGAATAAAAGTTAATTTTGATAAATCTCGAAAATCTGTTCCAATTAATTCTAAATTAACTAGATCTTCTGGAAGAAGAAATCGATTTATTAGTAAAAGATCTATTTTTTACAATAAAGCAGAAATTATGGAATCTGGAAAA